CTTCCGATCTGGGGGGTCATGGGTGTCGAAGCGCTCTCAAAAAAGCCACCCCCCTTACTTAGATTGCATCTCTTGCATAATGCTTGAAGGTTATCCATTGAATCATCGCCTCCTAAGCGCCTTGGAATAATATGATCAACATGTGTAGCTTCTAACCCACATCTCATACATGTGTGCTGATCCCTGACCAACACGCGTTGCCTGATCTTACGCCATAATGCAGTACTACCATCATCTCGTAGTGCTGATTGCTTAGCCATTAATGATAGTTATTCTTTTGAAAGAACTCCCATGCTTTACATGGTGAACCATATCTGTTATCGATGTACTTCAATCCCCACATAATCTGTTGCTCTGGTAGTGCATCTCTTAGATACTCTGATCTACCTTGAGGTATACCGTAATGACTACCATTAACAGCATTTGGATTCCATGCTGATTCTTTACCATAGAGTAATCCTAAGCATTTCATTTGTGTTTTATCATCGACTAATACAGCTGCATATTCTCGTATTGTCATAGATGGTTTTGCCTGTACAGGTGCATCTGCGTAAGCAGGTGTAAACAGAGATATCCCAATAGCTACTAGCACCCCGCGACCTACCCGCCTCAGCGGGTCGCGGTGAGCCCCTGAAGGGCTCTGCGCCGTTAGCGTACCATCGCTGTCAAATCCATTTGTATAAGTGCAGGTCAGAGCGGTGTTTCGTTTCATTGATGTCCCCAACCGTTACCTTTAAAGGTTATACCAAAGCTGCTATAAACGCGGCGCATAGCCTCGCCACAACAGATTGGATCAGCTTCCTCATGGATTGATTTCTCTAATTCCATTGATATCTGGCATTTTACGCATTTGTATTCATATATCGGCATGGCAGACAATCCTTCCCTTCAAAGTTCCAAGATCCGCATTGAGTGCATCTTTGGATCTCATGACTTGGCGCAGCTTGATGGATAATTGGCATGATGTCCTTGACTTTTACGAAAGCCAGGTATTCGCCAGCATCCTCTCCTTGACCATTACATCGCATGATGACCATTGGTAACTTTCCATTAGCATTGATCTCAGCCTGTTTAATCCAGGCTAAGGGTTGAAAATCTGAGCGAGCTTTTACCTCGATGCTAACCGTCGGGATGTTAAGAATGTCCTCACCCTGACGACCAGCACCGGCGGTATCTGCATAAACCCACCATTGCTTTAGATACTCGGCTATAACCTTTTGGGTTCTATAGCCTCGATGTTTGCGATGATTAGCCATTGATTGAGTGGCATTTCTTACATGTCCAAGTCGCATTGATTGGGGCATCTGCGTTTTCAATCTTTGCCACATGAGCCAGTATGACCTCCTCATTACACAACTGACATCTTAAAGTCATGTGCATCAGGTTCATCCATTGACCGTTTATGTTTACTTCAACAAAACCCATTATGCTCTCGCCTTCTGCTTGCCCCATTTGCCATTAGATTCAAGGTTGTACCAGCGAGTAGGGCAATTCTGTCCTGGTGCTACGTTTCCACCTGGGCAGAAGAATCCACCCCAAGCGCGTCCATTCTTTTCGCCCTCTTTCCACTTCATGTCTCCATGCTCACATTCCTCATGGTTCTGGACTCCGAGAATGTTCTCGACGTTAGCGATAGCCTCGGCTGCACTAACTGCCTGTGGTTGCTTAGGATCTCCATAGATTGGCTCATTACTCCAAGGATCAGCAGCTAATGCTTCCTCCTTAGTGGCAAAACTCGGTACTTCCTTAGCCTTAGCAATGTCCTTAGCGCTGAGGCGTTCAACCTTGCTCATTTCTTCTCTGCTTGGTCTCTTTCCTTTAGCTGCATAACCGCCGTTTGCAAGTGCTCGACCGATCGCTGAAGTCTCACAGTTCTCCAGAGCTGAAGTTGAATTAACACCCCGATCAGTAACTTTCTCCTCAGCGTATCCTGTCGAAAACGCCACGCTATCTGCGAAAGTTCGATATAAGTATGCTTTAACAATAAATCGATCATTCTGGAAACTCTCCAATTCTGTGCTTATTCTGAAATCGGGGAAGTCCTTTATAAACTTCTCTAACCGCGTTTCAACTGTCTCGTAATCTGCCAAATTAAACACTTGGTAACTCCTCTTGTTTCATTAGATACTCGGTTTGTTCCGGTAATGACCAGACTGTACCGTCTGCCCATGTCTGAACCTCGATGGCGCAACTGTTGCAGTAATGTCGTCGTGTCCCTTGGCTCTTAGGATGGTTGCTAATAACTGTGTAACTAGCAGCCTTTTGACCAAGTATTGAATTAGTGCCAAATCGCACTTTGCAGTAATCGCACCAAACTCCAGGGGCTGATTTAATAACTGTCAAGGTCAGTCCAGTCAGTTGATGCAATTTGTCCAGCGAGCGCAATGTATGCTGCGCCGTCCTTGTAACTGTCTTGGTGGAGGCTCGTCTCTTGTAAGCGTGAGATTTTGACAAGTGCCATACAGATTGCGACTTCGTGAGGCTCGATGTTGCGTTCAAGATAGGCTGACCAGAGTTTGGCAATTCGAAGGTGATTGAGAGCTGCCAAGCCGTAATCTTTACCTCTGTCTGCAATGAGGTCTTTTGCTTCGTCAAGGATGTCATTAGCGCGCATTAACACTCACGCGCTGACTGATCTTGCCAACTGCCAAGCCTTCTCGCTTGCCTTCCTGAAAACCTTTGCCCCAACCCACAATAAACCATAAAACATTAGCAGTTAGTAATAACAAGATTACTGGTACTTGTAGATCCATTTCTTTTGCTCCCGATTCTGCAACCATTGTTGGCTACAGGATTACGGTCTCACATCTGGCAGACAATTACACGTTTATTTAGATAACGAAACGGTAACGATTTAACCCCAGCGTTTGCCTTGGTAAATGAATGAGCCATCCTTTGGATCGATTGGTATAAGTTCAGGCGTAAACCGCTTGCCATGAAGGGTGCCTACCACAAAGCCCATCTGCCAATTAGCATAACCTTTTGTGTAGCCCATACCCGGGCTTGATAAGTCCACTAGGTTGCCGACCTCAACACCCCAGACAATACGTCCGTATCGCCCTCCAGAGGCTTCTGAATGGGCACTCAGCCCAAGTCTATGGGTATGCCCTGACACGATTGATTTGCCCATACGCATAGCACCATTTAGGGCTGTTTGTCCAGGCTTATTTGATAGTGGGAAAGCATCTCCATGGCAAGTGTGCCAACCTGGAGCAAAGTCAAAGCCGTTTGGATGGTACTTGATGCCTGCCTTGTCATAGCCCATGAATTTGTCATATCGCAGCTCTGGCAGGTTCATAAATGCCGGAAGTCTGCGACTAAGTGATTTGTAAACACGCGCTCCATGATTGGAGCCAACTACGTCTGTAACGCCAAGGTATTCGAGAATCTCTAAAGTGAGTTTACGATCCTCATCGATGTTGCCCTCCACCTCTTGCCAAGGCTGAGCGAATCCACCAAGTTGAGGTAGATCAATTTCGTCGCCAATGCAAATGGTTTGGTGAGGCTTGTAAGCTCTTAAAAACTTGCCTAGATTCTTGACTGCTGCTTCATGAAAGAACGGTGCTTGAATATCTGAAATCCAAGCAATTCGTTTTACTGTCATTAGTCCTCGTCGTCGTCCTCATAATCACCAAACCGCTCTGGCTCGATAGGATCTGGCAAGATCCAACCTGGATACGATTGGACATCAGTAATCATGAATAAAGTGATGCCCTCGCTAAAACCAGCCTTGCGTAAGGATTTGTAATACTCATGCAAACCGATGCAGTAAGCATCCAGTTTTGAGTAACCTTGTTCCTCTAGCGCCTTAGTAGGTTTTCTTGCCATGTGGATAAGTGTCCCTTACTTCTTGAGCAATTCCATCATCTGTTCTTGGCGTGTCTCTATTCTTGCCAATCGGTCTGCGAGAGATGATCCACCATTCGGCGTAAGAGTCCACAACCAACCGCGAACCAAATAACGCAAACCGCCAACAACAATAGTAAGCGTCGAGAAAATAGCGAGAACAAATCCCGCCCAATCATTAGCGGTCACCGTAGACCATAGGCTTCATCTTTAGGATTTAACCAACGCATAACAGGTGGAATTGTTGCCAAAGCACCAGCGTAAGCAATGTTCTTTAGATCAGTCTCGCCGGCAGCGACAAGTGCAAGAGCAGCTGTTAGAAACGCTCTGCCCCAACTTGCTAGCATCTTTTTCAGGTCTTTGTTCATCAGTTCCTCCTAATAGCGGGATGTTAAAAAACTTCGAATCCGTGTCGCCAGCCTTTGTAAAGCTGATGTGGATATGACTGGTGTGTGGATTAACTCCGGTGTATTTGCGCCAACGCCAGAGGCTTCGAGAGCTTGCAATCTTGTGATTAAAGATGACATATGCAATGCGCTTATCTGACTTGGCGAGAGTTCGAATCTGGTCGGCAATGTAAGCAGCTGTATTGGCTGATTTGTCGAAATCAACATCGAGATCGAGAGCGCGGACAAACCCTGAATCAGGGTCAGGGTTATGATCGCTCTTTCGGGCTGAGTGCCTCGCGTCTCCGATTGTGCCGTCAGAGTGACGCTTTCGGTCAGGATAAGCATCGTCTGCCTGCTCTCTTAACTGAACAACCGATTTAGACAGCCGGGGTTTGATGTTCGACATTTGAACACTCCCATTGTTTTAATTCGTTTAACTCCAATTCGTCATGTTCACATTCTGGCATCGGCGCAATAAACGCGTCATCGATTGGATCGTATAAATAACCAATGCCAGCAAAGTTATATCGAATTTTTGAATTGTAAGAAGTACGCTTGCAAACTTGATTTCTAAAATTTCCGTACCAAGTTTCAGGATCTAGTCCCTCGATTAGTTCGGTCTCATCAATTCCTACAATGACTTCTGTGACGATATTTGATTCGTCTAAAAATGCGTAATGTGCCATTATGACCAACTCACGTTTCCAGTACCAGCAGTAATCGTTGTAACCTTATCTGAACCTACTGTTGCAGTTGTGGACGTTAAACCCGCGCCAACTGTGATTGTTCGACTGCCTGGGTAACGAAGGATGACAACACCTGAACCGCCATTACCGCCGTTAAACTGTGCAGCATTGGCTGATGATCCACCGCTACCGCCACCGCCAGTATTTGCAGTTCCATCATTACCTGGGGCTGAACCTCCTGTTGTTCCAGCACCGCCACCGGCTGAGGCTGAACCTGCTACACCTTGTCCTGTACCGCCAGCGCCACCAGCGCGAGCGACAGATGAACCAGTAATTGATGAAGTAACACCTGAACCACCATTGCCAGGCGTTCCGCCAGATGCATTTCCACCTACTGAACCAGCACCACCGCCACCACCGGCTGCACCGTAAGCACCGGAACCCTGTGTTCCATTACCACCGGCATAGCCTTGATTAGTTGTTCCAGCACCGCCAGTAGTCGCACCTGCATTGAAAGAACCTGCACCGCCAGCACCTGAACCGCCTGAATTAGAAGTCGGAACATTCGCACCGGAACCAGTACCACCACCGGTTGCAGTAATTGTTGCGAAAGTTGAGTTAGAGCCATTTGTTGGTGTGTAGAAAGAACCAGCTGCACCAGCGCCAACAGTTACGGTGTAATTTGTTACTGGATTGGCAATAAAACTAGATTCAGCAGCTGAACCGCCACCTGAGTTTTCACCTGGACGGTTGCAACGATAACCACCTGCACCTCCTGAACCACCTGGCGATGTGATTGTTGATTGCGCACCGCCACCACCACCGCCACCCGCGATGACCAAGTATTCAACGGATAATGCAGCTGTGCCGCTACTCGCAATAATTCCAAAAAGTGAGTTTTGCATTATCCGATTGCACCAACGACTGTCCAAGAATTAGCAGCTAATTTAATGCAAGCTGCTGATTTGTAACGCGCCAATGTTGGTGAACCGATTGTTGCGCCAGCACTTACGACTGTTGTTGTTCCTGGTGTTGTCGCCGTGATTGTTGTTACACCTGCGCCCTTTTGATAAACCAATAAAACTGTGCCAACGGCAAAAGCAACACTTGCGTCGGTTGGAATGTTAAAAGTGTTCGCAGACGCATTGTCCATTGTGACAAGGGTGTTTGTTGCGTCTGACAATACGGCAGTATAGGAAGTGCCAGTCTGGGCATTTATGGCAAGTGTTGAATCATCTTGTTCGATCCATGTAAAGTCCATGTCGGTATTAGATGTCTTGCTTAAAACTTGACCTGTTGTTCCGCCCTTTAACTCAGCCATCGTTGTATCGATTGATGAGCCAAGGGTTCTGATGGCAGCTGCGCCGTCTTTTACGAGGCTAGTGTCATCTGGAGTACTCCAGTTAAAGTTGGTCGTGGTTGCCATTTTTCTCCTTCATCAGGCTACTATTGTAGCGTCAATCCATTCCAGTCCGGGGTTTATTGTGTTCCAAGTTTCATTAACAGGCACACCGTTCCATCGCATAGCCTGTTGGCTATAGGAAGTTGGCGATACTGTCAAAGTCAAATAAAGCGAGTTATATCCGGCGCTAAATGTCCAGCCCTCTACAAAGCCCTGAAATTCACCATTGGTTATATTTGAAGGCAATTCGGTGATATTTACGGGCATACCCATAAACACCTCTAATAGCGAATCCCTATCGGCATCATCTATTTCAGGGTTTGACAATGGGAAAGTGATCGATCTGAATTGTGCTTCGGGATACGCTCTAAGTGCCAAATAGAATTCTGCTTGGGCTAAAGCATCAGCTGCTTTTTCTAATGATGTTGAAATGCTATATGCCTGTTGTCCGTAAATCGCAATAGAATCCTCATCCGTTGCCGATTGTTGGGCATTAGATTTATAACTGATCGTCACATTGTTGCGAACATCACCAGCTTTTTTCTGAGTCCTGATACCTCTTGCCAAAGCGTGATTACCAGTTAAATCGACATAACCATTGGTAGTAAGATACGTGCTACGTCTAGTACTGTCGGCATAACCGATCCGTCCTTCTGCGTCCTCATAAAGATAGCCAAGACCAGAATTAGCCAACGCGGTTACCAAAGAATAAACATCTGTTATTGAGGACGATCTAGCAGTTAATTCATAATCGCCAGGTCGATCGACTTGACCTAATCCTGAATTCTCAGCATTTGCCCAGGTCGTGGTCGCATTGTAAGTTGCCCATGTTGTAGCTGCTGGCACCTCATTCCAAGTATTAAATAACACCTGGCTCAAAATTGTATAGATTTGATCTCCGTCAAACGCCTTGCTTAAAACACCGGCTGTAATCGCCTTAGGCAGTTTTGAAAGCGCACCCATAGCAGTTACCGTAATGACCTCTGAAATGGTCGTAGCCGATGCTTGAGTAACCTCTACGTCGATGTCTGTGACAAAGCCACCAAATAGGTTTACATATGTGCCGGTTGAATCTTTGACCTTGATAATGATTTGGTCATTGATGTCCATGACGATAGGCGATTGATCAAGGTTAATAATCTGAACGCTGCAATATCCAGCGTAAGGTTGAGTATAGATATCAGTACGACCAGAAGTGATGGTCATATTGGCAAGCGTTAAATTGGTGTAATCACCACCGCCATTTATAGAAACTTGCCAGTCAGGAGTCCATTGGCTCATGGATATACCAGAGCCCCTGAACCTGAGCCACCTCGAGCTGTTGCTCGGTTTAAAATGTCCACAATTTGGCGAGCAGTACCCTCAGCATCGATAGCGCCATTGACAGTAATGTTGATGGTTCCACCACCACCGCCTAAGCGATTGTTTGGGATGATGTTTCCGCTGGATCCTGGAGTAAAGAGTTCTGGACCCTTTTCGCCTACTAGATAAGTAGTGCCTCCAGTTACTGGACCACCGGCAGCTTTACCACCACCAAAGATGTTTTCGATGGCTCCTGAGATACCTTTGACTAAAGGATTATTCTTAACAAGAGAAATGAAATTCTTTAGATTGTTATATGAATCGCCGATCAATCCTGCAACTTTTCCAAAGGCATTTACCAGAGGTGTAATGCCAGCAGCCAAAATACCAAAGGCTACTTTCAAGGTTGTACCAAATACTGGGGCAAGGAAGTTTTTAACAAAATCTACAATGTCTTTAAAGATTGGCATTAGGGCAGCAAATTCATCTTTGTTTGCCATTACAGCGTTTTTAATAGATGTGAATATTTTTCTTAAACCATCAAGGATAGGAGTAAACACCGTTTTGATAGTGTCAAAAAATGTTTTAAATACTGGACCAACATCTTCTCCTATAGTGGTGGCAATGTCACTAAAAGCCGGAATAACTTTATCAACAATGTTTTCAACTAATGGAGTAACCGCATCAAGGATATAAGCACCAACGGTTTCCTTACCTTCATTAAATGCCACACTAAGACGAGCCAACTTACCTTCATAGGTTTCAGCCTGAGTAGCAGCTTGTCCACCAAAGGTTTCAGATAAAACTAAGGTTGCAGCATCAAAGTCTTTTGACTTAATGATGTTTTCATCCATGCTCACGCCGATGCGCTTTAAGGCTCCAAAATTGCCATCGTAGGCTTTACCTAGGGCTTCGGTTACTGAACCTAAATCTTTGCCAGTACCGGCAGCAATATCTAATGCAAGAGTTTGTAACTTCTGGGCTTCCTCTACATCTTTAGTAGATCGAACCAAACGATCAAGACTAGGACGGAGTTCATCATCGGTTACACCTGTAGCCAAAGAGGTTTTAGTGATGTAATTCTCTGTTGCAGCAATCTGTGCATCAGTTGCACCAGTAACATTTCTTAAAGATGTGGCTAACCTTAATTGAGCTGCTTCATCTTCGATTGCAGCTTTAACACCATCGATTGCTAATTTGCCAGCATAAGCAGCAGCAGCTGCGCCAGCAGCAAGGAACGCGGCACCCGCGATCTTTCCAAAACCTTCGATCTTGTCGCCAAAGGTTTGGACATCTTTGGAACCAGAATCAAGACTCTTTTTTAAGTTATCGACATCTGCAAGGATGGAGAGTTTGAGAGTTCTATTACCTGCCATTAGTCCCACTCCTTTAAGATGCGATCAAATGCTTCCTCCCATTGCTTGATCAATTCTGGTTGAATTGCTCGCAATGTAGAGTAAATAAAGTAACCGGAATTACCGTCACCTTTCCTTGGTGTTCGTGTTGGGAATTGCTTGAAACGATTGGAACCAAATTCCATACCGTAAAGCAGATCCAAAGTTGAACCGCCACCACTAAACTTCTGACGAGCAAAGCCGTATGAAAACTCACCGACCTTACTGGATTTACTTATCGAAACTCCATCAGCAATACGACGAGCAGCCACTCCTGAAACCGTACGAGTACCTGCCGTTTTCTTAATCTGTTCAGAAGCATATTGAGCAAGAGCAGATGATTCCTTTTTAGCAGCTTCAACAGCTGCGTCATCCATCGCTTTAAAGGCTTTGATGATTCCGCGCAATTCTTGTTTATCATAACTGATTGGGTCAGTTGCCATTGCGCTCCTCCAAAATCTCCATAGCAGTAAGGATATCCTCAGCGGATGTCCATTCACTCATAGGAATTCGAGTCGCTATCGCTAACTCGATTATGAGTCGGCTGATACTCCCTCGTCGATGGCTTTTGGGCTATCAACCCCGACCTCGACATCAACAACGCTTTCCATCCAAATCTCAAAAGACTTGGTTGGTTTGCCACCGGCTTCTCTTTTGTAAGCACTATGTGCCACATAAAGAATGTCGTGCATACCGGCAAACTCACCAATGGATTTCTTTGTTGCTAATTCCCACTTTACGAAATCAGGTGGATAGGCTACAAACGTAGCCTGATCCCCCGACTGATAAGTAATTGTTATTGACTTTTTCATCTTTGCTCCCGATTGTTAGATTTTAGCTGAATGTGTCTGCTGGAGTTCCCACGACTGTGAGAGTCCAAGAATCAGTCTGTGCTCCTGGTGCTCCACCGCCTACGGATGGAAATACAGGAAGTACGTTGCAAGCAAATACTGCACCAGTTACAGCAGTTAGTGAAACTGCAAGAGTTGTATTTGGATTAGCATCAGCTGCTGACCACATTGCTTCAAATAGTGATCCAGTTGCGCCCCAGTCTGCTAGCAACTCAACTGATAGTTCCCATTGGTCATCTGTGTGCTTGTAAGCCTTGCCATCTAGTGTCTGATAGACATCGATGGTTGGTGTGTTTGTGAGTGTGACGCTAGTTGTCTGGGCATCGTAATTTACCGTTGCAATGGTCAGGACTAGGTCGCGCCCCGTGATTACGGTTGTTGGCATGATTTCTCCTTATGCTGTCTGCGTGTACCATGTGGACACGCGTATATCTGCGACCAGCAATGTGCTAGCGCCTACTGTTGTTACTGTTGGTCGTTCAACTGCCTGGACTTCATATCCATTTGGTATAACCGCCACAACACTTGTTATTAATTGCTCAATATTATCGAGTGATGCTGGATTGCTGTTGTAAGCAACGCAGCAAGTAATCGTCATATTGATCTTGCATCGAAAGGTTCCCTTGCCGATTGTCTCAAACTCCAAATACGGAGAATCCGGAACGAGAACAACAGCAGGAGCCGGGATTGACTCAGGGACGTAACTAAATACGTTTGCTGAAACCCCAGATAACGCTGTGGCAAGAGGAGTACGAACAGCCGAGAGAATTGTGCTTGGCATTACTGAGCCATTGTCTCGACATCGATGTATGGACCAAGTAAGCCCACGACACGGTTAAACAAGCTGCGTCCCATACGATAAGGAGAAGGAGCAAAATCTACGCCTTCGATCTGTCCGCCTGGAGCAGTACGAGATTGGAATACTTCAACTGAAACTACAAGGATTGCTGATTCGACCGCTGCAACTCCAACATAAGTCGAAGCGCCTGTAAGTGTTGCGGATCCGCTAGGAATGACATTTCGTTCGAGAACATCGGCATTAGTGATGTTTGCTGTAAATGTGTACGCATCGACATCAGCATTGACTGTTCGAGTGCCGTTAAATGGTGTTCCGCATCCAGCGATGACAACTGATTGTCCCTCGGTAAATTCATGGATTCCTACTGTCTGAAAGGTTGCGACATTATCAGTCAGCGAAACCTTTTCAACTGGTGCTGCAAAAGTTGTAAGCAGAGGCAAGATAACCGCCTCAGATGTGTCGATGATGTCATCGAGATAAGCATCATTGTAAAGAGCAGACGAAACACCAAGCACAGTTCTCAACTGTGTAGCTGTGATAATACTTGGCATTTCGTCCTCTCTAAACAACTGCCGGGGAGATCGGGAGCAACCCCCCCGGCATGATTAATTAAGCGTTCTGGTTAAGTGTGAACGCACCGCCAGCAGTCAAAGTAACTGCTGAGCCATAGCCGTAGTAACCAACTTCAACCTGACCTGTACCAACAATGTTAGTACGGAGTTGTAGTGGTCCGGCACCTTCGTACCATGTAAACGCTTCGCGGTTTACCATGATGATTGAATCATCGCCTGTACCTGTGATGTATGGATCTACATATACTGGAAGTCCCATTACTGAACCAACAGCATTGCCTGGCTCTACTACGCCAAGACCATTCTCAGAGTTTCCAGCTACGTTAAATAGTGGACGCTTGTTTCCATCTGTCAAAGCGATAAGTGCGCTCCATTGTGCAGGAGTTACAATAATTCCTGTTGGGAAGCGTTGTGTTGCTGCATAGATTGAAGCAGCACCGCGTGAAATAAATCCAGCGAACTCATCTCCATCGAATGGAAGTGTGATTACTGTTGAGTCAAGTGTTCCAGCCTGTAGTGCTGTAACCATTGCTGTGTCTGTTGCCTTTGCATAAGCGTTTGCCATCAAACGTACAAGCTCATCGAAGAAGGCAGGCGATGTGCGGTCGAGGACCTCAACATCGAATTTTTGCATCCCGGCATACTTGGCGACTGAGCATGAAACATATTCGATTTCAGTCTGAGTATCTGAGAACGCACCCTTTTCAGCAGCAGCAGCTACTGTTGGAGCAGTCTTTACGCGAGGGATTTCAAAAGTCATTCCAGCAGCAGGCAATACAGCAGTACGAACCGCTGAGATTGCTGGGCGGATGTTTGTAGTCTTTGGATCCCAAATTGTTGTGAACTGTGGAGTTGGCACAAGACCAGCGACCTCAGTTGTTGTTGTATCTGATGCAGCAGCAACATATAACTTAGATGTCTCATCGCCTAGGTTTGCGCGAACTGAGTGCTCCAAGAATGATCCTGCTGAGACGATAGGGGTACGGACACGCTGTGAGTTAAGCGGATGTGATGTCGCCTTAACTTCAGCCTTAGCAGCTTCAACCGTCTCGGTTGATACTGCCTCTGAAACGGTTTCTGACACTAGGTCATCTCCTTCGGTCTTAGGATCCTCGATCTGAGGCTCCGGGTTTGATTCGGTTGCAGCTGTGCCAGGGTTCTCGGCTGCTGCTACCTTTTCCACTTCTGCACCTGGGATTGCTCCATCAGTTACAAGTGAAACTTCAATTAAGTTAGATGCAGAAATAGCCATTACGCCGTCCTTGTTTTCCCATGCATCAACTTCTACACCAACGCTAAAATCTGAACGAAGTCCAGTTGCAGCCTCCTCTAAAGCATCGTTACCAGCGTTTGTCTTAGCGATACGAAATGAAGCTGTGATGCCTGTATCGTCTTGAGACCACTCAACGAGTTTGCCTAGAGGTTTGGTTTTGTTGTGTTCTAAAACTAATTTTGTATTCTTGCCAAAGTTAATTGAGTTAGGCAAAAACTTTGTGCGACCCGCTGAGGTGTTACCTTCTGCGTCCCATTGCACAATACGACCTGCGATGATGCGTGATTCTGCATCCGATGCAGTAATGCTAACTGGCATTGTTATTTTCATGATAACAAGTCCTCCTGTTGTCTGATTTCATCAACGCTCATCGCGCCAATTCTGTTTAGGATCTCGTAAACCTGTGCGCGCTCTAAAGGATTGCCACGCAAGAAATCATCTAGTGCATAGCGCACTTCGTTGCCTTGACCCACGAAATCCGGCATGGATAGACGTTGTTCGATTGCAGTCAAGATTGGACGCAATGAGAAATCAACCAAAGAACGACGCTCTGAAATTGCATTTGAGTAAGTCATCGAGGTTGTTTCAGCAGATGCAAAGTAAGCCGGTAATCCAGCAGCTCTACACAATTCCAAAGCGACATATTGACGCGCTTCGTTTAGTTGTAGTTTGTTTGGATCAATTCCCATAGCCTGCAATTCAACATCGGCATTTAAAAATGCGGTAGATCGAGTTGTGCGGGCTACGCGCCAGGCTTCAAGCAATTTGCCAATACGCTCGCTAGTAAGATTTGTTCCGTTTGACTTTAGAACCATCATTGGTACAGGTTCTTTAGCAAAAGCCTCTGATGCGTTTTCTAATGCAACTGCCGCTCTAATTGTGCGACCTGCGCGGGATAAGAATCCTTCGTCTAAACCGTTAAAGACAACAAGTGATAAAACGCCCATTGATGGAACAGCAACACCATCAACCATGTAACCGACAATCTCGGTTTGGTTTGCGTTTGTGTTAAAAGTGACGCGATCTGTTGAAACGCGTGTCCAGTCTTGCACTCGTCCATCGGCATACATTGACAGTACTTGTCCATACGCCACGCCGTGAAATAGTAAATCCTCAGCGATGTAAGAATAGATAGATGATCCGGGAACGCGTGAATCTGGTTGGTTAATTACGCGGTTGGGTTCAACTCGTACCCCGGAAGATTTGATTCTCTGCTCTAGTGGCAAAGATGCAACGGTCGAGCAAATGATATTGCGCGCTCTTGCAATAGTTGGTACTGCCATCGCTTGCTGGCGATTTGCAGATGCCAAAGGATAGAAATAGTTTTGAACTGAATTATTAAAAGGTGCTGGAGTCGCAGCTGCATCAACCGTCAAGGTCTGAGGTTGAGGAGCCTTTGCGAATAAGTCTCTGATAGCCATTAGCACAAAATTATAGCATAATCAACCCAACACGATGTCCACTTCTGAGTCAGGTCGTGTCGCAAAGTGAGACACCATTGCCATTCCAACTGTGGCGCAAATTGTGGCACCTGAAGCTTTTCGTCCAAGGTACCAACCACCGTCTTTAAATGGAAGTTTGACTGCGGATAAGACTTGCTTGTTTAACTCAGCTTGATTTGTGTGAACCAAACGCTGGGAGGTAATAGCCGACAACATTTCATCGCATGCCTGCCCATAAATGGCTCCATCGATGGCAGTTGTTGGAATACCTGCCGGAATCAATCGAGAAGCAACTGCACCAGCCGTTTGACGACTATAAGCGACCGTCTCCACGCTATATCGCTTAGTCCAAACGGCGATACTGTTCGCTAGGTCTTTATCATCAATCGAAACTGGATTCGAATACGTTTCCAGTAATACAACACAGAACTTGTCCCCAACAAGTCGCTGTGCTGCAACTAATGCAGCTGCTTTTCGATCTGGGCTCAGATCAATAGCCATCCAAGTTGGTTGCTCCCGATCCAAAGCGAGCGTACCCTCAGACGCGCACTCTGTCCAACTTGACGGATTGATGGCTGGGTTGATCTGGCTTACCCATTGACACAACATCTCAGTACGGATGATGGATTCATCGTCTGACATTGCTGCTTTCAAATTGTCTATGTGAATTGTGTATCCTAAAGATGGATTGGCTGATTGCCAGCCTTTCATGTCGTCAATCGCGCACCCTGGCTCAGCAGACCATTCAAACCAACCGATTGGATCATCTGCACCAGCAGCAGCTGCTAAACCGCGTTCTCTCATGCGGTTAAGAATTACAGAATGTTGATCCCCTGCGTTCGAGTACATAATTGCCATGGGATTTTTAGAACTCATCTGAGTAAAACGAAGCGATGCCCAAACTTCGTCGTCTTTGTATTCACGCACCTCATCAAGATGAATTACATCCGGCGCTGCAATTCCGCGCGATGCCGAGTTATTGGCTCTAACCAGGTATCGAGTGCCGTCATTGAGTTTGATCTCCTGGCTTCCCTTGGTTTCGTATTTTTTAACAAACCGAGTCACAAGTTGTTCATTGTGTTGGATGATTTCATCGATTTTCCAAAAGATTTCAGATGATGTAGTTAGTTTGTGAGCTGTATGAATCTGCAAACGCTCACCCCAGAGGAACATTCCAGCCAGAATACGGAGCATCATGAACGTACTTTTGCCATTTTGTCTCGACAGAATCACCCCAATCTCAGAGTGATACCACCTCCCATCAGGCTTTACGCGGTGCATTTCCATAGCCAGAAGTTTCTGCCAAGGGAGCAGTTTGAACTGCTCACCGGTCGCTGGATCGACCAAAGTCTCCACGAAGTCGATCATTTCCTGTCCGCGGGAAGGTAAATCGACCGGTTTTGACCTAATACGGGGTTCTGTCGCCCCTAGGTAAGCCGTAGGAGGCTGTTCTAAGCCGTTTTGAGGGTTTGTAGTCATATCTAGTCGTTAGTCTCCTGATAGTGGCTTATTGAGCCGTTTTTGGGGGCAAAAGATCCAAGGGGGGTCATGGCCTCCTTCAT